ATACCCACTAGGGGGTGCTGTGTTACGTAGGGTAACCAGCAGCCTAGACAACACTGTAGACAATGAGAGAAGGGAGAGTAGAAATACTTTCCTTTTTTCTTGACCAGGGGAGACTAATAAAATAAAAAAATATTTCTCGAGGGGTCGGCATATATAAAATAAAAAGAGAGGGGTCAGGGTTATATGTTAATGTTTTCAAACACTTAGCTATGCGCTTAATGCACACTTTTAAAAATGCCATGGTTACAAATCACCACCTCACTTCTGTAAGTACTTCACCACAAAAAACTGCGCAACATTTTTTTATCATACAAAACCCTTTCTCTATATATAATCACAGTCCTAATTTTTTTGCGCATATTTTTTTATACACTGTACAACCCTTTTCGCGAAGCACACACACGCAAGCGAACTAGCGTAGCGTGTTAGAGCTTTAGCTCTAGTGTATATACACACATAGTCTACTGTTGTATATGTGCAAGTCACCGATCCGAGCAAGGTGTAAATACGTTATGCACACAATTGAATTCAACTTTGACACTATTATTAACCATCAAGCTATCGATGCACTAGTGTTTGCATGTGCAATAGACTTGCTTGTACACAATAAGATCACATGCACACAACCTACAGCAGATAGACTAGAGTTTGAGTCAGCAAGGGACTGTGCATTTGCTCAGTTAGTACTGTGTGGAAACTCTAGATATACTATCAAGGTATTGTAATAAAATGCCTTTAAATTTCAAATCATGTCGTACGGTATAATGCATAGTGTTGCAATGTAGTTGTCGTAGTGGTTCAACTGTTTCTTTTTCTATAGGTGTATTATGTACACTGATACTATATTGAGTTAACTGTGTAGTTTAAGAGGCTTAAAAATTTTGCTAAAAGTCTAGCTTCTAGCGTTGACGCTTCGCGCTTGGTCGGCTTAGCTGTCCGTTTGAGGGTGACCTCTGAGAGCAAACATTGTGGCTTGCTTGCTAGAATCAATCTCTACATATATTCTGCAACTACAGTATATGTCACCAGGCAGTTGTGCGCTGCTGCTGTGTGTATAGTATAATCTAAATCCAGGTTGATTACATTCTAGAAACAGTTGATCACCTAGTTGTCTGCGTACCCATATAATTTCTGCAGGGGTATCTTTGTGTGTCCACTTGTAGTCGCATGATCCTAGATAATATTGCATACTAGTTTACTAGATTGAACAACACCACTGTGCGTCCGTTAGTAGAATTAGTTTCTACTTCGTGATGTAGATAACCTTCCATGATACAGATACTTCCTGTTCGAAGTTCCGTATAGTGTCGTCGCTTGCTCCATTCGGTAACTCGCATAGGATAGGATACCATCTCTCTGTGCAGTCTAGGATCGTGTAGTACTAGAGGACTACTGCCTGTGGGGAAGTCAACATAGAAAGTTCCACTAGCTACAATGTTACCTGAGTGTAAATGCTTCTGATGACTTTGTCCTTGATTGATTCTATTAAAATGTAATTCGCAGCCCAGCTGCATTAGATCTGTTTGGTAGCCTGCTTGATTTAAAAATGCTACGCCTAGATCAAACAGATACTCTTTCATGCTTACCAAAGGCTGTGCTAGTTCAATTTGATCTTCTATTTTGTTCATAGGATCAAACGTACTTGTGTAGTTCATAATGCTGCTGTGATACTGCGGGTCGTCTAGTATCGTGTTAATCAAAGGACGAACACGAGCTGCTAGATAAGGATTTTCAATTTGTACAAATGGTGTAGGAAACAGTGTTTGTAGATTCATTTACTCGTCGCCTAGATTGTTTAAGAACGCTCGCAGTTTAGTTGAGTCTGTTTGTGCTGTTATTTTTTTAGCTGGTTCACCGTCTACAGGATCAGTGCTTACTGTTCCAGTACTGCCTGCATTTGCATTGTTGCGCTTGAGTGAACTAACAATCGAGCTTGCACTAGTGCTTGCACTTCCATAGTTGGTGCCGCCGCTGTTCTCTTGATCATCTTCACCTAGGTCTTCAATGCGTAGTGTGTCTACATTAAATGCTAGATCAACCTTCATACCAACACCACTACTCGAACGTGTCTTCATTAACTGAATCTGATAGCGTCCACGCTCACGCATTGCTCTACTTGTAAAGATACCAATCAAGTTGTCTGCTGTATTAATCTTAGATATACCACCTGAGATCATACTGTGATCAAATTCAATTTCTTCAACTGCTGCTCTGTTCAACTGTGACGCTGTAACAAAGATTGTATTAAGTTCCATTGCTAGGTTACGTAGTTCTTCTGATACATACTTGTCTTTAACAAACAAGTTCTCTGCGCTAATCTTTTGTCCAATTGGATGCATAAGATCTAAGTAGTCAATCAATAGTACGTCAATCTTGCGTCCTGTTTTAATCTCATACTCTTTCAAGTATGCACGTACATCGTTTGCTGTCTTGCCTGTGGGCATATACTTAACTTGGAATGCACCACTCTTCTTGCCAATCATCTTAACTTTCATCTCAACATCGTCAAGACTCTTAAACACATCACGACTTGGAATGTCTGATACCATGCTGTCAAGTCGCATACTAACCAAGTTCTCACTAAGCTCAAACGTCAAGTACATTACGTTAAGTCCTTGCAAGCACCAGTTCACACCCATGTTAGCTAGGAACAAACTCTTACCTGAGCCAGACCCACCTGCAAAGATGTTAAGCTCGCCTCTATTAAAGCCACCAAACAATTTCGAATCTAGTGTAGGCCAGCCTGTACTAATCTGTCCGTTCTTATCTTTGATAGCGTTTAGTCTTGCCCTAGGGTCTAAGAAGTAATCTGTACCCAAGTCTTTTTGCAAACCAATTTGCACAGCCTGCTTGACCAAATCTTCACATGCGCCATACTCACCCTTCTCAAGTAAGTCTGCACTTTTTAAGATAGCAGCTTCTAATGCTTTGTGCTTACTAAACGTTTCAAAGTCTTGTAGCAACCAGTCATAGTGATTCTCCATCAAGTCACCCGGATGTTTCAAATCACTTTGTGTTGCTGCATTAACCATATCAAATGTAGGCAATGCATTGTGTTCATCTACATAGCTCTTAACAAACTTTGCAGGTTCAATCAAACGCCTATCAAATGTCTCTGGATCAAACACACCCTGACAGCGTACAAAGCTCTCAGCATCTGTCATAAACATTTCTAGATACACTCGCTGTATATCGTAACCGTAATCTGTATTTTGTCTAGTTGTCATACTGTTATTATACTACCTATGCCATTGTTTGTCAAGTTTAATTCGTTGTTGTGTTTTAGCAAGTACTGCGCCTATACAGCTTCCAGGGTCTCCTGGGTTCTGTGGTACATGTACTGTGTCCCATTTATCTCTAAGCAAGTCTACTGCGTCACGGTTAAGTGCGCCTCCTCCTGCTAGTGCTAGGTGCTTGCAGCCTGTTTGTGCTTTTGTCCATGCTGCTATATTCACAACACAGTATTCAAACACTGCTTGTGTAGCTGCTGCAATGTCATTTAAGTCTTCTTGGCTAGTTAGTTCGGGCTTCCACCAGCTAACACCACGATGCATATTTTCTCGCATCTTAATGAAAGGGTCTGCACCCATACCATTTGTTTCTACTAAATCGTTCATCATATCAAAGAAGAACCTATGCTTGTCGCCTTTAGCTCCCCACTGGGCTACTAAGTATTCATCACGTTGTGCTTGTAGGCCTAGTCGTTGTGTCATAGCACTGTAGAACAATCCAAGGCTATGTGGATAGCCTTGACTGTGTATCTTCTTTAGCTTATTGTCCTTACCGTGCCATACTGTTAGGGTTTCAAACTCGCCTATGCTGTCTAAACATATTACTGCACAATCATCTTTGGGCTGTGTGTAGTATGCGTAGGCTGCATGACTCAAGTGGTGTTGGGTATATTCTATTGGGCAATGAATGCCGTACTCTGTTAGATAACGATGTATGTTGTTCTCTTTGCCTAGCCAGCCCTGTCCTGCATAAAACTGTCTTAGTGTTTTAAGGAATGGCCGCTCGTACCAAATAACTTTGTTAGGTTTACCAAGCCGCATTGCTCTACGTATTAGCTTCTTGTTAAGGTGTGGATCGTTAGGTATCTTACTAAAGTCTTTAGCAAGCCCTGCCCACTTTAGGTTATCGTTTTTAAATACTGCTATGCTTGCGTCATGGCTATTGCCAACAATGCCCCACGTTATCATATTATTATATCCACTGCTGTTCCTGGCTGTTTGTAAGGATCTTCATATCTTCCTTGTGCATTGTATGTTACATACTCGACCGATTCTACTACCTTAGCACTTGCACGTTCTACGTGCTTAACATGCGATACATGTATATCATCTCCAACATATTGTTGTCGTTTAAAGCTGCTTACAACTTGTGCTGCACCTACTGCGTCAATCATTTGTAGATAAACGGATCGCGCTTGCGCAATTCTTTCATTCGCTTGCGGAACTTAATTTCTTCTTTGACTCTACGATAAGGCCATGCTATAATGTCCCATATCTTTTTTAATATCTTCTTTATCATACGAACCATTTCTTTGCTCTCAGTCTAATTTTAAGTGGGCTAGTTTCAGCTGCACTAGCAATACTATATAATGCATATAGTCTCCCGTACTTATCTACACAATCGCCGACGTCATTAATCTCTTGATCCCATTCGGGCATACTAACGCCCCAGCCTCTACCAATGGCATACTCTACAAGCTTCTTGCCTGCATGGTCTCTATCAGGTACAACAATAATCTCTTTGCCTAGTCTATTAAGCAGTAATGCTTGTGCATCGTTAATCTCACTGCCGCCTAGCGCACAACCATCTATATGAATAGCATCCATTGGACCTTCGACAAGTATAGCAAACTCTTTATCATATGTTTGTTTGTCTAGTCCGTATACAAAGCCTACTTGCTGATCGTTTAGATACTTAGGCTTCTTGTCTGCTGTGATGGTTCTACCAGTCCAACCTATTATACGATTCTCATAGTAGAACGGAATAATTAATCTATCTCTGTATGCTAGACTCGGGCACCAATAGTAATCAGTATCATCTAAGTTCAAGTGTCGTGCTGCCATGTATTCAACTATAGCTATGCTAAACTTATTAAACTCTGTAATGTCTGCAATACGAATAGCATCGTCTGGCAACGGCACAGTTTCAAACGTAGGTATCTCTATCTTACGCTCTGCTACTTGCACACCTTCGTTTATGCGCATTACATCAAAAGTCATTTTAGTTATTGTATCATCACTACAACCGAGCCACTGTAGAAGCTTACGCAGCTTCACAGACACTGCTCTGCCTGGTTGCCAGCTTGCTTTGTATCCGCAGTTAAAGCAATGATAGCTTACTGTATCACCTTCGCTAATAAGTCCACCACGTCCACGTTTGTCCATTGCATTGCCATTGTGATGACAGCAGGGTGCGTTAAAGCTAGTCCAACCACTAGGTGTGGTCTTGCGCTTACCAGGCAGGTGTGCTATAATGATGTCAGATACAATACTCATGCTGTTATTATAGCATTAATGTATCTATGTGTCAATCAGTTTTGGAGTATTTTTTTACCAGAAAATGTATTAAAGCCTTGGCCTTCGTACTTGTCGTTTCCTGCTAGATGCACAAGGATCTTCTTTACAACTGGATTAGTAAAGACACCTCTAAATTTTCCGCCAGCAAGATCTCTAACTTGATATCCTCTACGCTCGTGCAGTACAGCAAACCAAAAACCGTCCCAGCTCTTAGGAAGTTCAAATATTTCGCCAGTGTCGTATGCACTAGTAATATGTTCTTTTAGGTCACCTATTTGTTTATGATGCTTGTTGAATATAAGTAATCCAGTTTCATAGTGTGCCATACCTTTTAGTCTTTCAAAGTGTACACTAAACAAACATTTTTCTGATAATGATTCTAATGCCCCTGGATGGACATTGTTTATAGTATAAGTGTCTCCGTCTAAGTATATAAGATAATCGTGATTGCTGTGTAATGCATGTTCGATTGCATAAACTTTATGACACCACTTTACTGTCTTTTCTATTTTATGGATTAACTTTTTGTTAGTTTCTGATTCAAGACTAATGTTACAATTTTTTTTAAATGCAAGTAACTTTGGACTTACGTCATTTAGATTAATTATTTCAATCCTTGGATCGTCAACTACTAAATTATGCTCAGCATATATTCGTAATGTGTATCCGCTAGCTGGCCAATACTGTTGCCAAGTCTCAATTAATTTTTTTCCATACAAGTAGTAACCGTCTTCTGAAAACGTAGTTATAACTAGAGTAGACATTTAATTCCTTATTAAAATTTTTGTTATTTTGTCTGCAGGGTTTGCAGTTGCTTTAAATCTTAAATGACTAAACACTCCGTTAAAATTAACAGGTGTTGGTTCTGACTCAGTTCCGCTTAATACTACTGTTGCAATATCTGCCCATGATGTATTATCTGTTACTTGGTTATCTAGAGTTGCTTGTACTACTACTTCGCCTTGGTATGCGTTTGTATAAACTACAGCAGTATGCAATGCTTCGTTACCGTTAATTGCAGGTTGTGCAATTACAGAACCTGTATACCAGGAGTTATCACTATGTGCAGCAAAGGCTGAAATACTAAGACTTGCTGATGGTCCAGGAAATGCTTGACTACTTACATATATAATTCCGTCCATTCCAAAGTGTGTATCTGTATAGGTAAGTGTTGCTGAGTTAGCTGCATCTACAAGATGTATATTATATTTTATATACTGTTGCTTAACGTTTAATAAATCATTTTCGCTAACTGTGACTTGAAACAATCCTCTAACCAAACTGCTATCATCACTAGGAACAGCAGTTCCGTCGTATTCTAAAATTAATCTGTTGTTCTCGTCAAACGCTTGAAACTTAGGGGTGTACGCAGACACATCAATAGGTTTTTGATCTGCGTTTAAAACTTTAAAATCAAGTACATTATTGATTCCTCTGTAGACTTTTAATTGTCGTTGATACACTGGCTTGTACTCCGTAATGAATCCTGCTTCATTAGTAATAATGGTTGTTCTGTTATTGACTAAATATCTAGGTATTAACTGCATAACTATATTTATCGAGAACCTATGTTATTAAAAGATATTGAAACAAATTTTCCATTTATAAGCGTGGTCACATATGGTGGCAATGAATACGTCGGTATCATTGCAAATCAAGATCAATATATTACTAGTATGTACATATACACTTCACTCAAGTCAATCGAAGAACGTAACGCATTTTTAGAACTAGGTGATGTTTGGTGGTGGGAGTCAAATAGGTTAATTCCTATTAACATATTTCTACGCAACGAAGTGGCACCTTATGCATATGCAGTAATGACTATGAATAGTAAAGATGTAAAAGTAACTGTTGGTCCATGTGTTAATTTAAGTAACCTATCAGTTAAACGAGTAAAACGCAAATCTGTTCAATTAATTAGGCGTCCAAAAAGTTAAACCCCAAATCTTAATTTTAATTTTTCTTTAATGTCATATCTAGTTTTTTGATGCCCGCCAGTTAGTGACCATATTTTATACGAGTCGTCTTTGCCAATAAAATTGTCAATGGAATTTAAATTAAGAAAATCTTTTTCATTTTTTAAGACATGCGACATACAAACTTGATCTAACGCATACGCATTAGCTTTAGTAATTTTATCTAATGTAACAGTAATAGCATCAAAGTCTGTAGACATCAATCTAATTTCATAATCAGCTAATACTTTTTTTAAATAATCATTGCGTTGCTTAGTTACAAATAAAATATTAGCGCCTGTTTGTTTCCAAAGGTTGTTAGCTAACGGATAATACAAAATTCCTAAGGTAGTATCAGCAGGCATATTAAGTTTTTCATTAAAGATAATATCAGCATCTGTGATGTATAACTTATCTACTAAATCTAAATCAAATAGTAAACTAGAAATATAATAACGAGATACAAAATAATAACTTTTTAGTTTATAAAAATTAATATCAGTGTCTAGTGTTTCGGTGCTAATAGATAATTCGATGTCTAAATTAATATTTAAAATTTTTGTTAAGAATGGCTTAGAAGGATTAATAAGATGAAGATGTACATTGTATCCTATTTCGTTACAGGACAACAGATTATAAATTCCCCAGTTATTAAAAAACTCTTCATCACATTGAAATAGTACTTTATTTCTTGCCTGGGAGTATTTAATTATCTTAACATTTTTAAAAAACATTTATTTACTTCCGGATTTTAATTGCTCACATAGTAAATTCATATGTACTACACATGCCATTGCGTAACTAATAGCATGTGCTTTCTTAAAGTAATAACCTTCCTCAGGTTTCGTCCACACTTCTTGAAAAATTAAATTCCAATTGCTCTTCGATAGATACCGTTTCGCTGGACGAATGATCGCTAGTGTCGCCGCCAATTGTTGTACCGACGACGGTTTCAATTGCTTCAATAGTTCGCCGTGCCCGTTCAGATGAAAGACTTTGTCGCTGAAGTCCGCGTGTTCCAGAAGTTGCCATAGGGGTTCTCTTTCCATTAATTGTGTTAAGTGTTCATTATCCCTAACGTCTTTGTATATGCTTACGTTAAGGAAGTCTAATTTAAAATAGCCACGTTCGTCTGCTGCCTTATGTTCAACTGTGGCCAAGTTGTCAATAGGGTTGTATGGAATCTCTGTTGCATAGACTCCGGTGTTGTGCTTCTTACCTGTATTTAACTTTGCTACACGATGTTCAAGTTGAGATAAAATAATATCTCTGTCAGCAAAGTCTATATCAATATCAGGCATTATAAATTACTTTCCTTTGCGACATCCTTAACAAGCTGTACATCAGTAGGCAGTCGTTGAAATCTTACTGCCCAGTGTTCAGGATTAATTACGTGGTACACTAATGCTAGTTGTTCATCGTTAAAGTTGCCTAACATATCTTTGCCGCTAGCACAATTAAGTATAAGCCAAGGACTAATTTTTCCGTCTTTAATATCCCACACAGCTCGGTTAGTACTAATGTGTTGGAAGTAATGATTCCAGGGCGCAGGTTGATGTTCAACTGCCCATTCTGACATTGTTTTTACGCTGCGTTCTAATGCAGTATGTACATCTTCCTTAAGAATAAACTCTAGTGCATATTTTTCATATAATTCGTCTTTGCACCAATGATCAAGTTTTACTCCGCTAGTTACAACATAGTCAATATATCTTTCTGGATACAGCGGCTTAACATTATTAAGGAAGCTGCCAAACTTCACAAATGCATTATAGTAACTGCTCTTACAAAACTCTTCGTATGTTTTTTCTTTCTTTGTTCCTGCACTTAATTTATAGAATCTTCCAAATGCATAATATCCATAACGAACACGCTTTTCATCTTTTTGTAAAGCTCTGCGTTTCTTTTCACACATGTGCGCTGCAAGAGTAGACTCTCTCACATAACTACTTCCGCAGTAATCACACTTGTATGGTTTCTCAGAGCTTGATGTCAATGTTATGTTCCTCAGCCAATTGTTTGAGTTCTTTTTTTGTATATAGTGAAGCAAGTATTTCAACCTCGTTTTGTTTCATATTAGGATGAAGTTGTTCTATTAACTTTACGCCTTTATTATTATCGCCAGTTTTCTTCTTAAACCCAATCCAAGGATGAAATTCATTCTTGCCTGTATTGCCGCTCATACATAGTAACTGCCACATCAACTTTTGATGTCCGTTATCCTTACCAACACCAATTATATTAAAATGTTTATTGTAGTATTCATTGGTTTTAAAAATAGCAAGCTCTTGCTTTTCGCGACTACCTTGGACACTTGCTACATATCTATTCAATAACCAAAAGCTAATTTGTTTCTTATGATCATCTTCTAAGTGATTCCAAATGTCACTTTGCCCATTATCGATCCAACTGAGAATTTCTTTTATTGCAAGTTTTTCTGCTGCCATTCGTCTACATCCTCTGGTGCGTTTATCTCTACTCCATTATAGTATACACTAGAACAGCCAATTTGTAAACCGTTTTTTAACCAACGGAGTTGTTCTAGTTTCTCTACATCTTCTTCGAGTTCTACAATCATATTAGGATACAGTTCTAATGCAGTGCGCCTATAACCATACACTCCTAAGTGCCATTCGCCGTAGCCTGTCATGCCTCTGCCAAACCAAAGTGCGCTGTCGCTAGCACGTACCATCTTAACTGAGTTAGGATCGTTTTGCTTTTCTTTAGGCATTGTTGTAAACACTGTACTTACTGGATACTTTTGTAATTTTATAATACAATGCTCGATCATGTCTGTTGTTACATCAGGCATGTCGCCTTGTACATTAATAAATTGATCGTACTGTTCTAATTGAGGACAATATTTCACAGCGCCAGCACACCGTTCTGTGCCGTTAGAATATTCATCTTGTTCATCAATCCAAAAGTGCTTATCGGGTATCAAATTTGCAATACGTCTATCATCAGTAAGTACGTATGTTGGTAGCTTAGACGCAACACAAGCGTCATACACACGTTTTATCATAGGAACACTGTTTAGAAGTGCAAGTGGCTTACCTGGAAATCGTGTACTTTCATAACGTGCAGGTATAAGGATTGCTGTCTTGCTCATCTTACTACCTTACTAATTGCAACTATGTCTGATACAACTTTTTCAAAGTCATCTAGTCGTAACATGTTAGGTCCATCACTTGGTGCATTGTCTGGGTTAGGGTGTACTTCTAGAAAGAAATTCCTAATACCCAAAGCACTACCTGCGCGACATAGGCCAGGAACGTAATCCCTATTGCCGCCGCTACTGCCTCCGTTGCCGCCAGGTTTCTGTACGCTGTGCGTGGCATCAAGTACAACAGGATGATTATAATTATTAAGCATGTAGTCCAAGCCAGTGAAATCAACCACCAAAGTATTATATCCAAAACTAGTTCCTCTCTCGGTTATCCAAACCTCTTTAGCACCTTCTGTCTTAGTTAATATACCCTTCATATCCCACGGTGCAAGGAACTGTCCTTTTTTAATATTAACAATCTTATCTGTTTCACAAGCTGCTTGTAACAAGTCAGTTTGTCTACAAAGGAATGCAGGAATTTGTAATACATCTACACACTCATTAAAGTAAGTTGTAATTATTTCAATCTGTTCAATGTCATGTACATCTGTTAGTGTCTTGACACCGTGTACTTCTTTAATTAATTTAAAGTCATTTAGAGTACTAGCAAGTCCTACACCTCGCTTATTACCTAAGCTAGATCTATTTGCTTTATCAAAACTTGCTTTAAAAATATATTCAACACCATACTTGTCACATACTGCTTTACACTTCTGTGCAATAGCTGCCGACTGTGATAGTGTTTCGTGTTGACAAGGGCCTGCTATAATTCTTATTACCATCCAATTTTCTCCCACGGTACATCTTTGTCGCCAAAGTGCCCGTACACACAATTCTTACTATACTGAGTATAGTTGAATAAGTCAAATCTGTCAATGATTCCTTTTGGACTTAAATCTATCTCGTCACGTATAAAGCGTTCGATACTGCGATTGTGTCCGTTTGAATCAACATAAATGCTTGTAGGTTGCTTAACACCAATAGCATAACTTAGTTGTATATTACACCAGTCTGCCATTTCATCTGCTACAACATTTTTAGCAAGCCAACGAGCCATATAGGCTGCAGAGCGGTCGACTTTAGTAGGATCCTTGCCACTAAAAGCACCGCCACCGTGAGGAGCGAAACCGCCATAAGTGTCCACGATAATCTTTCTACCGGTGAGGCCTGTATCGCCATCAGGACCGCCGATAACAAAATTACCTGTAGGATTAAGATGCCATACAGTGTCGCCATCAATCAAGTCTCCTAGTTCTTCCATTGCCGCAAGTTTACACAAATGTCTTGCTTCTTCTATACAGCCTTCGGTATGCTGAGTACTTATAACAATTTGATCAATGCGTTTGATAACACCTTCACGTCTTGCTCCGTTATACTCAACACTTACTTGACTCTTAGCATCTGGTCCTAATACATTACCACGCTTTGTTTTTAAATTTTCTAGTATCTTGTGACTGTAATGAATAGGCGCAGGCATCATACTATGTGTATGATTGCAAGCATAACCAAACATTATTCCTTGATCGC